ATTCAGACCCGATTAGATTAACAAATAGTTTTTCATCCGGTATTGGTGGAAGGCATGAAATAGATAGTATAGACGGCACTTCTACAAGTAAATATCACCCACTAAAGGGTGCTATTATACCCAAAACAAGTAAATATGATTATGGTGAGTTTTCCGGAGATTATGCTTATGAACAAAATAGCAATAGTGCCATAACTATGCCTACTGATGCAGAAGTAGTTTTACCTAGTATTTATAGAAGCAAACTATTCACTAATGCGGGCTATTTGGCAACATTAGATGGTTCTTTCACTGTTCCTATGCAAGAAACAATAAAAAGTAGCAATAACAATAGTTATGGGGGAACTATTGGGATTGTTTTAGATAGATATGATATAGAAGATTCTCACCACAAATTAGAAGCAGGAAATTGCACAGGAGTTTTGGGAACTAATACAGGCGGCACAGAAACAAGCGGAACAGCAATAGGAAATAGAGAAATAATAAATGTGTGTGCTTTAAATCATTTTAAACAATTTTTTAGAACTAACGATGCTTCTACACATGACTATGGAACAACTGACTTTCGTTCACCTGCCGATTTAAACTTAGATTGTTTTATAATACGGGTTCTAGTCAAATAGGTGGAGGAGTTTTACATCGTTCTAGTGGAAGTCAAATATATAAAACGGTAATTACTCCACATCATCCCGATAAAACAGCATGGCTAAAATTTGTAGATTTAACAGGATGCTATTTAGTAGAAGAAAGCGGGACTGCTAGTGTTAGTTCAGTAGATTCGATAATAGGAACTAAAGTTCAGCCAATCTATGTTTATGCACAAGAGGTTACTAATGGTAGTAATGATGTAGAACTTTATACTGAAGTGGCTTTAACTAATGGTAAAGCATATAGAATAATGCAACCTAATCCGGTTTGTTTATATGAAGAATCCCCAGATAACATACAGTTGTTTGTTCCTAGACCGGAATATACTAAAAAGGCTAATTCTAATGAAATGTATGGTAAACAAAAAGACAATTATTTCTTTAATGAAGGCGGTAAGGAATACCAAACAACTAATGAAGGGGTTTTATCTATGTATGTTATGTTAGATGCTCATGAGCAAACTTCCTCTACTAATCTAATAACTACTTCTTCTACTGAAGTTTTACCATTAGGTGAACATGAGTTATTTTATAGCGACGGCAATAATTCTTTTAAGAGTAATACTTCTTCTAAGAATACAGGGACAAATAGACATACCTTAATTATAAAAGACAAAAAGAAGTTAAACGGTGTAGTTTCAGTATCAGAAACATTCATAGTTAATTCATTAGAAGAATTAAAAATAGAACCAACTAGGGCTTGTATTGGTTCTACTGTAACAATAGCAAATGAAGCAGAAGATTTACTCAACGAATTATTTGAAGAAGAAGGTTTAACCTTCGATAATACCACTCCAACATATCCATTATTTATTGCTCCTAAGTTTATAGGCAACTCTTTATTTTCAGCAATCAACTACATACTAGAAAGAAAAGACTTATCTTTAATAATTAATGAAAATTCTTTTAGTGTTAAACCTAGAGATGATGTTATTTTTAGAACTAATATTCTAGTAAACGATGATAAAATGGTGGACTACGAAACAGTTGATAGCGGCTTTGATTTCTACAATCAAGTTATTGTTTATGGTTCTTCTCATAAAGCAGATAGAAAGAACTTATCTAGCATACAAAAGATTGGCAGAAAGACACTTGAGGAAGTTGATTCCTCTTTAATTACACAGCAAGATGTAGATGAAAGAGCAAGTAAGTTACTAAGAATACATGGGACTCTAGATAAAAAGATAAGAGTTAGAGTTATACCAACGGGACATGAACAACTAAGAGCAGGGGACATAATACAGTTTGAATCTAAACAAGAAAATGTTGGCTTAGACAATTATATAGTATTAGATGTCACTCATCCTATTAGTGGATTTATTACTATAGAGATGGGTAAGTATTCTAAAAAACTAGAAGATGTATTTGCTGAACTACTATTACAATCTCAATCTAATTCTAATACCTTAAGGGCTTTATCTTACAACGAAAAGAGTTCATCAGTAGACTTCTTAGAGAAGGTGAAACTAAAAGAAATTTCTCTCTTAATTAGGACTAGGACATCAACAGGGTCTTTCCATCTAGGCTTTGCGGCAACACTAAATACGAATACCAACACATTTGGTTTTGCAGGTGGAACTATCACGCTCACTAATTTATTAGAGGAGGATTTGCTATGATAACGGAAAAATTACAGGAAGCAGTAGCGGCACATATTAAGACATTAATGCTTAAGGCAGATGTAGGAAAGGGCGGGAATTCTACCAACCCGATAAGCGACACATTAGATGTTCCACTTAGCCTAAACATTACACCTACTACTAGTAGTTCTACTAGTAATGTAATAGAGGCTAAGGTATCTATTGCAGGAACTTCTTTGAATGGAAACATAATAAGAGAAGTTGGTTTATTTAATCACGCTTCGGGAAATCAAAATATGATTCAAAGAATTAACTTTGATGCAATTGGCCCGATTGCTAATGATGCTACATTAGAAATTTTTATTATTATGGAGGTAGAGTAGAATGGTAAATAATCCAAATTTTTACGGACAAAGCACAACGGGTTCGCCTAATCAAATAGAAGATGGAGTAGACTTTCCACATACAGGAATTATCAAAGCACTTGCAGATGGTTTAGGTCAAAACTATGCAATTAGCGGTTTTAATATTACTCCAAATAGTGCTTCAACAATATCGGTAACAACAGGTGTAATTTTTAGAGACGGTAAAAGACATGAAGTGGCCGCAACTTCTTCCCCTTTAACTTTGGGTAGAACTACTGCTAATGAGAACTCTTATCATTTATTAGTGGCTAGTAATGCTACTCCACCAGTTTTAGCAATAATAGACCCTAGCGCAAAAGACAAAGTTCCAGATTATACTACGGGAACTACTATCATAGCAGTAGTTACACATAACGGTAGTAATCCTATGCCTATTCAATATCTTACTGTAAATAAGACCGAACATTCTCTTAGTGTCGGTAGAGATAGTAGTGGATATACAGAAGGATTAACAATACAATCTAATGCAGGAGATATAGAAATAGAAGCGAAAGAATCCGATAAAGATATTATTTTCAAAGTAAATGATAGTGACGGTGGAGGTGCAGGTCAAGAAGTTATGAGAATAGATGCCGCAGATAAAAGAGTAGGTATTGGAACTAATGCTCCTAGTAATGTCTTGCAGGTTGTTGGAAATACATTATTTGGTAGTATTACCGGAAGTCAAGGAACTGCTCCTAGAAATCTAAATCTTGTCGGGGCTGACGCTGTTTTGAGAATAGCAAGAACTTCTGCCTTTTCTCCTGCTTTAGAGTTTCTTCAATTAAGTGTTGATGGAAATACTAGGCATTCTTATTGGGATATATACACAGATGCAGATAGATTTACTATTAGAGATAGGGAATCCGGAGATATTAATGTTATTACTATATTAGAAAGTAATCAAAATGTCGGTGTTAAAACTGATAGCCCTGCTAATTGTTTTCAAATTAATCATGGTGGTAGCGATGCAAATAATGGAATAATGATTGTTAGAGCAGATACTACAACATTAGATGGAGATTTACTTGGTGGGATAGGTTTTGATTCTACTGATGGAAATGTGCCTTCTTCAGTTTTAGAATCTTCTGCCTTTATTGCTTCTATGGCGACAGAAAACCATTCTTCATCGGATAAAGGTGGTAATCTTAAATTCGGAGTATCTTTAATTAATGAAAATGATGATACAGTTTCGACCATTGTAGCAAATGTAGGACAACCCGATACTACTGCTAATGCTACAACTCATGCAGGATTAAATTCTAGGGCGACAACTGCTGTTGTTGGTGCGACTACTTATACTCCCCATATTGGAGATTCGGGAACATTAGTTATATTTACCAATGCTAGTTCTAATTTAGTCTTACCTTCGATAAATAATGCTACTAGCGTAGGTGTTCAATTTACAGTATTTAATGAAACAGGTTCGGCAATAAACGGACAAATAGCCGTTTCTAATTCAGCAACTATCAATGGTGGTGCGGCTAGTGCTTTAGACGATATAGAATCTTTTAAGGCCGCTACCTTTGTTTGTAGTGGTAATAATACTTGGATAAGAATAGGATGATTGACTATGAGTGGAATTCATTGGCAATTTGGAGTCGTTCAAAATCAAGCCACTAGTAGTAGTGGCGGAGGCGGTGGAGGCACTATTCCTTTTACAATAGCGGTTGATGCTTCTAGTGGGGCTAATAATGCCATGACAGGAGCATTACACAATCCGTCACAAAGTAATCCAAACGGTAATATTGGGGTGTATATAGATTTTGCAGATGGAACTTCGGGAACAAGTGCAGGTCAATCTACTTATGGAACGGCATCAAGTCCTACAAGAACAACCCAAACTGCTCATGTTAGAACAAGTGAAGTTGCCGCTTCTTACAATAATACTCCCCAATTTAGTTTCTTTTTCTTTTTTGGTGGATATATTAGACAAGGAAACATGGGAACATTAAGTAATATTCACTGGCAAATACCAAGTAGTGTTACAACTTCATTAAGTAACGGAACTTCTGTCTTTCAAAGTGCTGAGGTTTCTGATGTTAATGAACATAATCAAAACAATATATTAGTAGATGGCCCAAGCACAAACTCTACCAATTTTAATTTTATTCCTCAAGGAATTTATGGTAGTATGAATAAAAGCATTGGTAGTGCTTTTTATACATATAATCTAACATGGGGAGGAGGAAGGGGAACTCCTACATTCCCTGCTGTTAATGATACAATATCATTTATATTTGAAGTAGATGCTGATATAAGCGGGACTACTCACACAGTAATGCATGAATTTATTATAAAATTTATTTAAGGTGATAAAATGACAAGAATACAAGTTAATATTCCTGCGGGAGTTTCGGGTAATTTTGAAGTAGCACATTATACAGACCAAACAGA